ATATGCTCATTAGAAGAGTCAGACGCTACTATACTTGAATTCTTTAGTAATAGGTTAGAAAAGTCCAAAGATGCGCCAACACACAGTTAACGAATTAGATAATTTTATTGGTGGATGGTACTTAGAAGATCATACTATATGTGACAGGCTAGTAGACTACCATAAAACAATGGAAAAAGTAGAGGGTGGAACATATAAAGGTATAGTAAGTGGTAACAAAGACGTGCAGAGTCTTAATACTGATATAAAAGATTCCACTGACTGCATACTAGATGGTAATACCTTGCTTTATAATGATTATGTAAAAAGCTTACAAGAAGTTGTAAATTTATATATTGAAAAATATCCAAAAGCTAATGCATATGAAGCCTTTTATATTAGGCAATATGTAAATATTCAGAGATATAACCCTACTCAAGGGTATCATGCATGGCATACTGAGAGAGCAAACGGTACATCACCTGTTTTAGCTTCTAGACACCTTGTATTTATGACTTACCTAAATGATGTTACTGACTCTGGTGAGACTGAATTCTGGCATCAGAAACTTAAAGTTAAGCCAGAAAAAGGGCTAACATTAATATGGCCCACAGACTGGACATTTACTCATCGCGGAATTACATCCCCAACTCAGACAAAATATGTTGTAACTGGGTGGTTTAACTTTACTCATTAAAATTAGACTTGACTTATACTCTATAATTTGATATAATATATCTTAGATTAAGGATAAAACCATGAAACCGACACTTGCAATTTTTATTCACGAACCACAATGTGAAACTGAATGTGCTTTGGGCATGATTGACGGTTTGGTTCGTGATTTTGATATCAGAACTTTTGGTGTTAATAACCTTAGCCATCAATTTTTAGCTCAGTTTGATGCAGTATGCTTTCCAGGAGGAATGGGAGATGCTGAAGATTTCTTTGATATCTTTACTGATGAAGATATAACAGTAGTACAAAACTATGTGGATAATGGTGGTAAGTACTTAGGTATCTGCATGGGAGCATACTGGGCAGGAGAAAGATATTTCGATCTAACCCAAAACCTGCAGATTGGCCAATACATTGAACGACCTACTAGTGATATTACTACTGAAGGCCCAACCATAGCATATGTTACTTGGATGGGCTTAGATGAAACTATGTATTTCTATGATGGGTGCGCTATCATTGGTGAAGACATGGAAGTTGTTGCTAAGTACGCTAATGGTGATGCTATGGCTATCATTCAAGATAATGTTGGTATTATTGGTTGTCACCCGGAAGCTCTAAGCTGGTGGTATGAAGAAGGCAATATGCCTGACTACTACGACCCAGTTCATGCAGTACATATGAGTACTTTTGTAAAGTGTCTAATAAATTTCAAAATTTGAACTTGAAGTTTATTGCTTAATATTGTATAATATAAGTTATGAATAAATTAAAAGCCTACCTAGACGAAGCCTCAATATCTTACTATTCTGGCAGCCCTATCATCTCTGATGAGGCCTTTGATCGTCTAGCTGAAAGTTCTGGCTATACTAAGGTGGGTGCTAAACAGCACGAAAATATTGCAAAACACATATACCCTATGTATAGTTTGCAAAAGTACTATGCCGATGAAGGCGAAGCCCCTCTAAAAGATATCACTGATATTAGTACAACCCCTAAGCTAGACGGTGCAGCAGTAAGTCTTCTTTATGTCAATGGCCTTCTAGTACAAGCACTAACTCGTGGCGATGGTATTGAAGGCACAGATATTACAGAAAAGTTTATTGCTAGAAAAGACCTAGTACCTTTATCGGTACCAAGGTTAGATATGTTTCAGGTTACTGGCGAAGTTGTAGCCATTAAAGAAATACCTAATAGCCGTAACTATGCAGCAGGTTCTTTAAATCTAAAAGATTTAAATGAATTTAAAACTCGTGCAGTGTCGTTTTATGCATATGGTGTTTATCCGTATCAATCTACTACATTTGTTAGAGATATGGTATTGTTAACTACTCAAGGATTTCAAACTGTTTTAGAAAAAGATTTGCATAATATTTATCCCTGCGATGGGCTAGTATTTAGAGCAAACAATAACGAACACTTTGAAAGTCTAGGGTATACATCTAAACATCCTCGGGGGGCTTACGCTAGAAAAGAGCGTCAAGAGGCCATTGAAACTACAATCTTATCTGTTGAATGGAGTGTTGGTAAGTCTGGTAAAGTTACTCCAGTAGCTCACTTAGATCCTATTTATATTGGTGATAAGTTAGTTAGCAAAGCAACTCTTAATAATCCTGGGTTCATAGAGATGTTGGATATTTGTATAGGCGATCGTGTAGGTGTAGTACTAGGTGGAGAAATTATTCCCTGTATTACTCACAAGGTAGCAGCATAACAAAATTCAATCATTCGAGCTGTGCTCCAGGCATACAAAAAATAGACTTGTCAAAGCGTTCCATTTCCTGTATAATTACTACTTAAATTGAAAAAACTATGCAAAAGATTGAAATTCCTACAACTTGTCCATGCTGTTCCTATAATCTAGAAACAGTTAATGAACAACTGTTTTGTAGAAATTTATCCTGCGAGGCTCAATTAGGTAAAAAGCTAGAACATTTTACAAAAACTCTTGGTATTAAAGGTTTCGGCCCAAAGACTATCGAGAAACTTGGTCTAGCTGATATTACAGAACTTTTTTACTTAGATAGAGATTCAGCTATTGAGTCCCTTGGTAGTGAAAAAGTAGCGGATAAGCTCTTAGATGAAATCGAACGAGCTAAAGGTGCTGATCTGGCCACCGTTTTAGCCGCTTTCTCAATCCCCTTAGTGGGTGGGACAGCTTCTAAAAAAATTGCCAGTGTAGTTGGTTCTATAGAAGAAATTACCCAAGAAACTTGTAAACAAGCAGGTCTTGGAGAGAAAGTTACTTCTAACTTACTGAATTGGATTAATCTGGAATACCCAGAAATGAAAGAGTTCTTGCCATTCTCTTTCAAATCCGACAAAGTTAAACCTAGTAATGTAGACGGCCCCACTGTATGCATTACGGGTAAATTGACTTCATTTAAAACAAAAGCCGAAGCGACCAAGATATTGGAAGCCGCAGGCTTGATAGTAGTAGAGTCTGTAACAAAGACTTTAAAATACTTAATAGATGAGGAAGATAAAGGAAGTACAAAACGCAAAAAAGCAGAAGAATATGGCGTAACAATAGTAACAAATCTAAAAGATTTTGTATCAAAAATTTAAAAAAGAGAAAAATAAATGACTGAAAAAGCTAAAAAATGGTCTGACCAAGCTGTCGCTCAACTTTTGTCCATCGTTGGCAACCAGAGTCCAGTAAGTGTCGAGCGGGTTGAGCAAGCAGCTGAAGCCCTGGGCGTAACAGTGCGTTCAGTAGGTGCAAAACTGCGTCAACTAGACCGTGAAGTTGCTTCTATGGCTAAGGAAAAGGTTTCTGCCTTTACACCTGAGCAGGGCGCTGCACTGTCTAACTTGGTAACAAGCAATGCAGGTGCAATGACCTATAAGGATATTGCTGAACGCTTCCAAGGTGGTATTTTCACTGCTAAGCAAATTCAAGGCAAGTTACTTGCTTTGGAATTGACTGGCAATGTTAAGCCAGCTGAAAAAGTTGAAGCTGCTCGTACATACACAGAGCAAGAAGAAGCCGTATTTATCAAAATGGCTCAAGCAGGAAAATTCATTGAAGAAATCGCAGTTACCCTAGGTAAAAGCATTCCTTCAGTTCGTGGTAAAGCACTCAGCTTGACACGCAAGGGTCAGATTGACCGTATCCCTGCACAAAAAGATAGCCATGCTAAAAACGTAATTGATCCAGTGCAAGCACTTGGTAATGATATCGTTAGCATGACAGTTGCTGAAATTGCTAAAGCTGTCGACAAGACAGAACGTGGTCTTAAGACCCTACTTACTCGCCGTGGTATTACCGTTAAGGACTACGATGGTGCAGCTAAGAAGGCTAAGGCCGAAGCTAAAGCAGCTTAATTGTAACCCTTAAGGTTATTCAAAGGCCAGGAGTTATTTAGTAGCTCTTGGCCTTTTTTATTTCTACTATGAAAATAACAATTACATACCACGATACAGAGTCGTTCACTGTTGAAGAGGTGGTTAAACAAGCAGAACACAACTATGGTAAATCAATTAAAGTAGATATTACTCCTGAGTCTAATAAACCTCACGACTTAATATACTTTGGTTTACAACAAATTATAACACACCAACAGCTTGGCATTTTATTTGACGATAAATTTGGCTATCAAGCTAGTATTCAAAAATTACGTAATGAAACTCTATATAAGTTAGAGGAAATTTTAGACCAAGTAATTATTGACAATGAAAGTAAGGTAGAGTAATGGATATTAGCGCAGTTGTCATTAATAAACTACTAATTGAAAAGAATTTAGATGTTTGGAGCAAATTAAAGCTCGCGTTTCTTGACCCTGCCTACTCCTCAGTATATAGTTTAATTACTAGATACTATGATAAGTATAGTACTATACCGTCGTTCGATGACTTAGATGCTATTGCTAGAGAGGGGTTGGCGCAAAAAACGTTAGCGACCCTTCGTCTTATTGATGAGACTGACATTACTGCCGATGTAGCATTAGATGCTCTAATAGATCAGTATACTCAAAATCAAGCTATTGCCTTACTAGATAAATTTATTGATAAATTACCAGTATACGATAGTACAGAAATTAAAGATAATTTAGCGAGTATAGTACTAACCTTAGATGAAAAAACTCTAACAACAGAGGGTGTTTATACCATGAATGATATCATGGTATTTATTCGACCTGATGAACTAGCCAAGAATCGAGTACATCTTGGTCTTAATAATACTTTTGATTCCGTACTAGGCGGTGTAGCTAGACAAGAGCTTATATTAATCGGCGGTAAACGTGGTTCTGGTAAATCTATTACTTGTAGTAATATTATGATTAATCAGTATGAGGCAGGAAATGCCTGTATCTATTTCACTATTGAAATGGAAGCGCACGAAACGCTGCAACGTAATATGAGTATTTTAGCTAATGTCAATCATCAAAATCTTAAAAATAACACATTAACCGATGCAGAACTATTAAAAGTGGTTAAATCTCGTGCAGAAATGTACGAAGACTCAGACAAATTAGTAATGGATTTTATCAAAGATAGGGATCAATATAAGTTTGAAGAATCTTTGGTTAGAGAGTGCAGTCTTAAAGAGCACAATCAAATGGTAATTATTGATGATAGGGCACTGACCCTAAGTTCGATCGATTTACACTTAGGTAAAATGAAGTCTCGCTTTGGAGATAAATTCGCAGTTGCAGTTATTGATTACTTAAATCAAATTGTAGTTGAGGGAGCTAGTCAGTTTGACTGGCAACCCCAGATTATTATTTCTAAGAAACTAAAAGAGATGGCACGAAAATATGATATTGTTATGGTTAGTCCATATCAGATTGATAATAGTGGAGAAACTCGCTTTGCTAAAGGTATTCTTGATGCAGCCGATATTGCGCTGTTGATGGAAGCCAATACCAAAGAAGATGCAGCAATGAGTTTTGAAACCACAAAAATTCGCGGCGCCAAAGAGATGAAATTTACAAGCGGTATGGATTGGGAAAGCCTACGTATTAGTCCAATATCTATTGAAAAGCCAGTTGCACAAGAAGAAAAACCAAAAAAGATTAAAAGAGCAGGTAAGGTAGACGAGCCTGCCGCAGACTTACCCTGGGACACATAATGAGCGATCCAGTACTAGACCTACTCAAAGATAAGGGTGTTGCTTTTTCAGTATCTGGAAGAGATTATGTTACATCTTGCTTTAATCCAGATCATAATGATTCTAATCCAAGTTTTAGAATAGATAGATCTACGGGAATTGCTCACTGTTTTTCTTGTGGATTTAAAACTAATATTTTTAAATACTACGGACTATTAACAAACAATGTCTCTGTAAGAATAGCAAAGTTAAAAGAAAAGTTAAATGTTTTAAAAGAGTCTTCTAACGGCCTAGATCCGCTAGAGGGGGCTAAACCTATTAACAAATCTTTTAGAAATGTATCCGTTCAGACTTTGAGGCACTTTAAAGCATTTGAAACAGATCAAGTAGAAAAGATGATAGATCGTATTGTATTCCCAATAACTGATGTTAGAGGTAAAACAGTATGCTATGTAGGTAGACATAGTATGTCTAACGGTAATCCTAGGTATGTTAACTACCCTAGTGGAGTAACTATACCACTATTTCCTGCAAAATTTGAAGAAAAGTATAGAACTATTATTCTAGTAGAGGGCATATTTGATATGCTTAATTGTTATGATAAAGGGTTAAGGAATACAGTTTGTACCTTTGGTACTTCAAAACTACTAAATGATGTAAAAGAGAAAATGTTAAGTTATAAGGTAATGGGTATTGAAAAAGTATTTATTCTTTATGATGGAGACGACGCAGGCAGAGAAGCCGCTAGAAAAATTAAACCTCTGATTGAGGAAGCAGGATTTTTAACAGAAATTATTGATTTGCCAGAAGGTCAAGACCCTGGCGTAATCACACAAGAGGATGTAAACTCTTTAATAGAATATACAAAAATATGAAAAAAATTGCAATTATAGACAAAGCCCCTAGTAAAAATAACTATAGTAATCATTTTAACTTTGATTTTGACCTTTATCATATGAGTTCAGTACCAATTACTAAACTATTGAAAAAAGATGTTGACTTAGAAGTTTATTTAGAAGAGTATGATCTAGTAATCTTAGTAGGTTCTGAAGCAGCTAAAGAGTATGCAAAAATTAGTTCAGTAACTAATTATGCAGGACAACTAATGCACGACAAATTCGTTTGTATTACTAATCCATCAATGCTTCATTTTAAGCCAGAAGGAAAACCGGATTTCCAAAGATCAGTAGATCGTATCCACAAGTATATTGAAGGTTCCATTAGCAATGCTAGTGCTACTGGTAAATATCTTGGTATTGTTGACACAGCCGAAGCTATAGAGTTTCTAAAAGAAGTTTTAGAAAATGCCGAAGGCTATGTAGCAATGGATACTGAAACTACAGCTTTATATCCTAGAAATGGTTATGTACTGGGTTTGTCTATCAGTTATAAGGATAAACACGGTGCTTACATATCTACTGATTGTCTTGATAGTATATGTACTGATCTTTTAGAAGAGATCGTTAAGAAATACGATATAGTATTTCATAACATGAAGTTTGATATTAAAATGATTGAATATCATATTGGTATTAAATTTAACAGAGCTAGAGTGCATGATACAATGTTAATGCACTATGCTCTAGATGAAAATGACAGTCACGGACTAAAGCAGTTAGCATTAAAATACACTGAATATGGTGATTATGATGCAGAACTAGATGACTTTAAAAAGTCCTATTGTTCCAGTAAAGGTATGCTTCTTGAAGATTTTACCTACGATTTGATACCCTTTGATGTAATTTCAAAGTATGCCGCAATCGATACTGCTGTAACAATTACATTATTTAATAAGTTCTGGCCAAACTTACAAAAGAATACAAAAATATTAACAGTATATAAAACAATTCTAATTCCAGGTACACTATTCTTAATGGATATGGAAGAAGTAGGAATCCCTATTGACCGCAGTAGAATGTTAGCGGCTGAAGGCTTTCTAGATAAACAAATAGCTGAGGCTAAGCAAGAAGTTTATGGGTTTGAACATGTTAAGCAATTTGAAGCAGACGCAGGAATTATATTTAATCCAAACTCCGTCCAACAGTTGCGTAAAGTACTATTTGACTATGTTAAACTCACACCAACTGGTAAGAAAACAGGAACTGGAGCAATATCCACAGACGTTGAAGTACTTACCGAGCTATCAGAAGAACACCCTCTGCCAGCAGCTATACTTAAAGTACGGCAGCTAGGAAAGATTAAAAATACATATATCAGTAAGATTTTACCGGAGTTAGATAAAGATGAACGCATTCGTACAAACTTTAATCTTATTTTTACCACTAGTGGGCGTCTGTCTAGTAGTGGCAAGTTTAATGCTCAGCAAATCCCTAGAGATAATCCAATTATTAAAGGATGTATCAAAGCACCTAATGGCTACAAAATTGTAAGCCAGGACTTAACAACAGCTGAGATGTATTATGCTGCTGTTTTAAGCAATGATAAAAACCTACAACAAGTATTTATTTCAGGTGGGGACTTTCACTCAACTATTGCTAAAATGGTTTTTGACTTAACCTGCGAAGTAGATGATGTAAAAAGTAAGTTTGGATCTATGCGTCAATCTGCTAAAGCAATTTCTTTCGGCATTTTATATGGATCAGGGCCGCAGAAAGTTTCTGATACAGTATCTAAATCAACAGGAGAATATTATGGTATCGATCGAGCAAAGCAAGATATTAAATCCTACTTTGATAAGTTTAATAAACTTAAAGAGTGGCTTAAATCGCGCAAAGAATTTATTGAAGCTAATGGTTATACTTATAGCTTCTTTGGCAGGAAGCGTCGTCTTATCAATGTGTTTTCCTCTGACAAAGGAATTGCGGCCCATGAAGTCAGAAGCGGAATCAACGCAGAAATACAATCCTTAGCATCTGACATGAATCTTTTTGGTGCTATGGATACTGCTAATGAAGTTAAAGCTAAGGGTATTGATGCAAAAATCTTTATGTTAGTACATGACTCAATAGTTGCTTTAGTTAAAGATGAGTGTGTAGAAGAATACTGTGAAATACTAAAGCGTAACACACAAAAAGACCGAGGATGTTCTATTAAAGGATATCCAATCGGTGTAGATCAAGAAATAGGTCAGGATTATAGCTTTGGAAAATTCGATAAACAGTATTTCGTTGAAGGAACTAGCTTATCCAATATTTAAGCTAGGTCTAGTTAAGCCAGAAAGTATTGATGGAGTAGTATTTTACCTCTATCAATATATTTCAGACGAACAAGAAGTTGTAAGTAAATTAAAAATAGTAGATGATTTAACCATAAAAAAAGATAGTTTAGCTTTACGTAGACTTAAATTAAAAGCAGAGGGTGCAGAACTATTTAAAATAAGTAAAGCTATCTATTTTTTAGGTGATTTAATAAAGCTATCTACACCGCATACTTGGTTTATAGATTCAGAAGGCAAAACATTTAAATACATAAAGTCTACTAAAGCCGAATTACACTTTCATAAAGTTACAGATGTGATACCAATTAAAACTGGAGGAGCAATAATAGAAGTTGAAAATCTAAGTACTAGATTTAAGGCTTTATATACTCCTGATACTGCTAATAGATATGCTGGAATTCTACACTATGGTAAATCTCTGATTTTATATGGCTTTTATAATCAGGCATACTCAAAAACCTGGAGAAAAATATAATGCCAAAAGCAATAATATCAAATAAAATATACTTAGATGTTACGCCTGAAATAGCAAAAAAACTAATAAGTACGCTTACATATAAAATTAGAAGAAATATTCCGGGTGCTAAAAGTCACTTTATACAGTACGATATAGTTAAGAATTACAAAGTGTTGCCTAAAAGTGTTATGTCTATACCGGTAGGTAGGCTAGATTTAATACCTGAAGGTTATGAAATTGTAGATAAAAGAATAGTATGTGAGCTTCCATTTCCTGACCCTAAGTTTCCGCTAAGAGGAACACAGCTTGATGTATTTAATGAAGTTGATGATACTTGCTTTATTAACGCAATGGTAGGTTGGGGTAAGACATTTACTGCCTTACACATTGCACGAAAACTTGGGCAAAAGACGTTAATTGTATGTCACAATACAATGCTTAGAGATCAGTGGATAGAAGAAGTAGAAAAATTATTTGAAATGCCCGTAGGAGTTATAGGTTCTGGCAGTTTTGATATAGATCACTCAATAGTAGTTGGTAATATACAGACTTTAACTAAGCTAGTGCCACAGATCTGTAAAGAGTTTGGTACTGTAATAGTTGACGAAGCACATCATTGCCCCGCAAGTACTTTTACTGCTTTTATAGACGGCATGTATGCTAGATATAAAATAGGTCTTAGTGGTACAATGCAGCGCAAAGACGGTAAACAAGTACTATTTCGAGACTTCTTTGGTAGTAAACTATATCAACCACCGCAAGAAAATACTCTTACTCCAAAAGTACAAATAGTTCGTACAGGAATAGCCCTATCTCCTGGCGAGACTTGGGTTAAGAAAATAAATAACTTATTATACGACACAGATTATCAAAGATTTATAGCGGCAGCAGCAAACTTACAGATTGCTAAAGGGCACAAAGTGCTTATAGTTGCTGATAGAGTAGAATTTTTACAACAAGTAGGAGAACTAATTGGTGAAACGTGTGTGTGCATTACTGGGGGGACAACATATGAAGAAAGAGTCCTACTTAAAGAACAAGTCGAATCAGGACAAAAAAGTTGCATTGCTGGAAGCCGTCAAATATTTGCAGAAGGCATATCAGTAAATATATTAAGTTGTGTGATTTTAGCTGTACCAATAGCCAATGATGGTCTTTTAGAGCAAATTATTGGACGTATAATGAGACAACACGAAAATAAAATATCACCTCTAGTTCTAGATATGCAGTTTAGTGGAGCAAGTGATAGAAAACAAAATAAAGATCGTATAGCATTTTATATGAGAAAGGGCTGGGAGATACTGGGCTTGTAAAAAATACACTTGCAAATGTATTCTAACAATGATATAATATATCTTCCAGCAGTAATTATGGCTCTATTCTTTAACCTAAAAACTCTTGAAGAGCAGTCAGATGGTGATGCAAGTAAGTTTATGGTTATGTTAGAGTATCACTATTCTAAAAAATTACCGTTTAAATACTCTAAGGTTAAACCTAGTAAAGTATCACTAGCTGGTAACTGTTTTATACTAAATCCACTCTCCCTGTTTGCAGATAAATCAACAGATATATTATTTAAAATACAATATATTAAACTAGCAGCTAGACGAGACTATAATTTATATAAGCAGTATAAATATCGGGGATTACAATTATCGTTTTTTCCTGATATAAACATTGATCTAATTAAAAACAATCCGTTATTAAAAATAACAAACAAAGAAATACTCTTTAAATACGAGGAAAATTAAAAATGGCATTAGCATTTACAGCAACTAAAGGCAAAGCAGTTAAAAAATCTTTTGACGCCTTTGAATACAAAGACGGAGAAAATACAGTACGTTTGATTGGGGGAATTTTACCCCGTTATGTTTATTGGTTAAAGGGCACTAATGGAAAAGATATTCCAGTTGAGTGCTTAGCATTTGATCGTGATGCTGAAAAATTCAATAATAAAGAACATGACCATGTTCCAGAGTACTTCTCAGATAAGAAATGTTCTTGGTCTTACAGTGCAAACTGTATTGATCTTAAAGATGGAAAAGTAAAAATTCTTAATCTGAAAAAGAAGCTATTTGAGCAAGTGTGCTCAGCAGCAGAAGACTTGGGCGATCCTACTGATCCTGATACAGGTTGGGATGTTGTATTCAAACGCGTTAAGACTGGGCCACTACCATTCAATGTAGAGTATACTTTATCAGTACTGCGTTGTAAAAAACGCCCACTTACTGCCGAAGAAAAAGAGGCTGTAGCAGCTTCTGAAAGCATTGATGTTAAGTACCCACGTCAAACTGCCGAAGAAGTAAAAGCTACATTAGAGCGCATCGTTAATGGAGCTGTAGCTGAGGAAGATCCTGCTACTGATTCCGAAGCAGTTAGCGATTTAACAGCTTAATATACAAGCCCCTAAGTCTCAACAGCTTAGGGGCTTTTTTGACTACAAATCATGAAAGTTTTATTTACAGCTGATATTCATATTAAACTAGGTCAAAAAAATGTTCCTATACCTTGGGCCCAGGATCGTTATGATTTATTCATACAACAACTAGGCGATATTCAACAGGAGTGTGATCTGTTAGTATTAGGTGGCGACGTATTTGATCGTATGCCAACAATGGATGAACTAGAAGTTTATTTTGATCTAGTATCGTCTATTAAGATACCTTGCATTATATATGCGGGAAATCACGAAGCTTTAAAGAAAGACACCACTTTCTTTACTAGTCTTAAACGTAGTACTCAAAGACTTAATAAACTTGTTACAGTTATTGATGACTACTATTCTATTGATAATATGGATTTTATTCCATATAATAAATTAAAAGAATTTGAAAATGCTCCACACTTAGTACATGGAGATATTTGTTTTACACATGTTAGAGGCGAGATACCGCCCCATGTAAAGCCAGAGCTAGACTTAGAGCTATTTGACAGATGGAAAGTTGTTTTAGCTGGAGACTTACATAGTTATGAGAATTCGCAAAGAAATATCCTCTACCCTGGAAGTCCTGCTACTACTAGTTTTCATCGTAATAATGTAGATACCGGCGTTATCATACTTGATACTAATAGTTTAGAGCATGAGTGGAGAAAGTTAAAGTTACCACAGCTTATTCGTAAAACTATAAAAGCAGGCGAAGAAATGCCAGCTACTACCTATGACCATACCATTTACGAAGTTGAAGGCGACATGAGTGAGCTGGGCGCCATGGAGGACAATAGTCTAATAGATAAAAAGATAGTGCGCAGAGAGACAGAGACTGCCCTAATTTTAGACCCTAGTATGACTTTAGCTGCTGAATTGAAAGAATATTTATTATATATTCTGCAATTACCTGACTCTACAGTAGAAAATATAGTGCAGGTTTTAAATAATAATTTGGATAAGATTACTACAGAATGATTACATTTAAAGAAATTAGATGGGGTAATGCTTTCTCATATGGATTAAATAATACTATTAAATTAGACATTGCACCGCTTACCCAAATTGTTGGTAAAAACGGTCATGGTAAAAGCTCTATTGCACTAATATTAGAAGAAATATTATATAATCAGAACTCCAAAAAAATAAAAAAAGCAGATATACTTAATAGGTACAGTTCTGATAAAAGTTACAGTATTGAATTAGACTTTTCTAAAGATGGTTCAGATTACACAATTAAAACTTCTAGAGCCACAGCATCTGCAACAGTAAAACTATTGAAAGATGGTAAAGATATTAGTAGTCATACTAGTACTAATACTTATAAACAAATAGAAGGCATTATTGGTTTTGACCATAAAACCTTTAGTCAGATAGTATACCAAAGTAGTGTTTCTAGTCTAGAATTTTTGACTGCTACTGATACAGCTAGAAAAAAGTTCTTAATAGAGTTATTAAATCTATCTATATATACTAGGGCTTCAGAGAGGTTTAAAGAGCTTTCATCAGAAGCTAATAAACAAGTAGATTCTGTGCAGGCTAAATTAACAACAGTACGTAGTTGGTTATCAAAGTATGAAAAAGAAGACCTTTCTCTAAAAGAACTAGAAGAAGAGCCTACGGCTCCTAGTGAACTAGTATCAGAAGCAACTTTGTTAAAACATGAACTATCTAACATTGAGTCTACTAATAAAAAAATAGTTCAGAATAATACCTATAAACAGGTTTTATCCAATATAGTTGTTGATGACCCAGTTCCTGAAAAAGTTAATGAAACAATATTAGCAGAACTAAAAACAAAACTAGCTAATAAAGAGTATCAATTAAAAGAAGGTATTGCACTATCTAAGAAATGTTCCGGACCTACTATTAAATGCCCTACCTGTTCTCAGGATATGGATAATAGCACCATGTTTAGTTTAGTAGAACAGTTTAATGTAGATAAGGTAAGTCTTGAACAAGATATTACTAGTTTCAAAGCAAGTATTAAATTATTAGAAAGTAAGATTTCTAAGTATCAATCTTATCAGAAAAATTTTACTGAGTGGGAGAAGTACTATGCTTTAATTGACAATGACTTGACCAGTGAAGTACTAGATAAAAATGAACTTTCTAGTAAGATTACGGCCCTAGAAAAAGCTATTAATGAGATTAATAGTACAATTTCCAAAGTAAGGGCTAAAAATAAAACTGTTGCTGAACATAATTCCAGAGTAACAGTTATAGCCGATCAAATGGAAGATATGCGTAAAGAGCTTGCTGAGTATACTACTGAATTAGTAAAACATACTTCCGAGCTTTCCAATTTACAAGTACTTGTAAAAGCCTTTTCAACAACTGGTCTTGTAGCTTATAAAATAGAATGTTTAGTAAAAGATTTAGAAACTATTACAAATGAGTATTTAGCTGAACTAGCTGATGGAAGATTCCAACTATCATTTAAAATAGCTTCATCAGATAAACTTAATGTTGTTATTACAGATAATGGACATGACGTAGACATACTCGCCCTTTCTAGTGGTGAGCGTGCCCGTGTTAATGTAGCAACCTTACTAGCTATTCGCAAACTTATGCAAACACTTTCTAACTCACGTACTAATTTACTAATATTAGACGAGACAGTAGAAAATCTTGATGCAGAAGGTAAAGAAAAGTTAATTGAAGTTTTGTTAAAAGAGGAAAGCCTAAATACTTTCTTAATATCACACGGATTCTCACATCCTTTACTAGAAAAATTACAAGTAGTAAAGCAACGAAATATGTCAAGGATAGATAATGGTTGATCCTAGAGCTAAAGGGGCTCGAGCAGAGACTCTAATTAGAGATCAGTTACGCCAATTAACTAGTCTCAAATGGGAAAGAGTACCTGCATCAGGAGCTCTAGACCCTAGACACCAATTAAAAGGTGATCTATACGTTCCTGGTGAAAAGAATCTTTACTCTGTAGAGGTTAAACACTATGAAGAAGATCACCTTACTAGTGCTATTCTTACAGGCAAGAGCCCTCAATTTTTTGAATGGTGGTCTCAAGCAGTAAGGCAGGGTAAGCAAGTTGATAAAACTCCTCTACTTATATTTAAACATGATCGTTCAAAGGTATTTTGTGCATTTGAGTGTATGCCAACTTGTGATTATAGATACATATTTATAAGCGTATTGGGTTATGAAGTATATGTTTCTTTACTAGAAGACTTTGTAAAGTACGAGGATCCAAAATTTATCACTTGACACATCTAGTCAATTTTGATATAATATTCGTATGACAAAAACATTTGAACAAATAAACCACACTGACCCTAAATCGCTAATGATTTTGGACTCACTAAACCTTGCATTTCGATATAAACACTCAAAGGCAGTAGATTTTGCTACTGACTATATGAGAACAGTCGAGAGTCTGCAAAAATCTTATAAAACTAAAAAACTTATAATTGCAGGCGATATGGGCTCAAGTTCATATCGTAAAGCAATTTATCCACTTTACAAACAGAATCGTAAAGATAAATACGCAAACCAAACTGAAGAAGAACAACAAGAGTTCGAGCAATTCTTTGCAGAAGTACAACAGATTTTATCTATGTATGAAGAAGAAGGCAAGTTTCCTGTAGTTCGTTTTCAGGGAGTAGAAGCAGACGATATTGCCGCTTATATAGTAGCAAAGCGTAAACGCTATAGCTTAGATCAAATTTGGTTAATTAGCTCAGATAAAGACTGGGACTTACTTGTTACAGATGGAGTATCACGTTTTTCCTATGTAACTCGTAAAGAGATTACAGTAGATAACTGGAATGAGCATTATGATTTTTCTGTTGACGATTATATCAGTATTAAATGTCTTACTGGCGATAGTGGCGATAACGTTATGGGCGTCCCAGGTATAGGACCAAAACGTGCCGTACAATTAATCGAAGAATATGGTAGTACTTATGATATTATATCAGCCCTACCTATCTCAAGTAAATATAAATATATTTCTGCATTAAATGAATTTGGTGCAGATAATTTAATGTTAAACTATAAACTAATGGATTTAGTAACTAACTCTGAAGAAGCTATCGGGGTAGAAAACTGTAAACAAATAAATAAAATAATGGACGAATACTTAAATGAGTAAATTTGTAAATATTAATAAACAATACGACTACAACATGGATACAAAAGTTAATCAAATTATTGAGTGTAAAGTAGAAGATTCCGCATTTCTACCAAAACGTGCACATCCAACAGATGCAGGAGCTGACTTAGTAAGCACAGAAGATTTGGAAATCTATCCTGGAGATCAAAAACTTGTTGATACAGGAGTAGCCGTTAAAATTCCAGAGGGTTACGGAGGCTTTGTTTTTAACAGAAGCAGTCAAGGAAAAAAGGGAATTACTATCCCTCACTCAGTAGGCGTTATTGACAGTGATTATCGTGGTAATATAAAAGTAATTTTGAAAAATACTGGAGATGACCCATATAAAATTCAGCGTGGTGATAGGGTTGCTCAACTAGTAATTATGCCAGTTTTGTTAGTAGACTTTGTTGATGCATGGAATGATACTGTGCGCGGTAAAGGTGGATTTGGAAGCACAGGAACTTAAATTAAAGGAAATAAAAGATGTTAGAACTTAAATATAAACAAAACGATACTTATACTATTAAAGGCTTGACTGAGGATCATATTAATTGTATCAATACATTAGTAGCTCATGTACGCCTTGGCCAAGGCACAGCAGGTTCTGCCGCTGCATTTGACCTTAGTGAACTATTTGAAGAAGAAGGTTTTGATCTTGACGAGATGGAACTAACGATTGTTCGTGATGTTCCAGATGAAGATGTTAACTACAGTATAGATTTAACTTAATAATACCATGAACCGCTGGATTGTAAATATAGAAGAAGACCCTGATACGGGGGACTTAATGCTACCTCTGCCACCTGAGGTATTGGAAGCTTTATCACTAAAAACAGGTGATAAAATTAATTGGAATGTTCAAGACAACGGTTCTATTATTATATCAAAGCAAGAAACTGAACTTGTTTTGGTAGAGTGTATTAATCAATTTCGTACAAGATACTTAGTTGAAGTGCCTAAGGGCAAAAAAGAATGGGCGCTAGATACGGTTACAATGGAAGAAGCGAAAGAGTTTTCGCAAGAACACCTAACTGAAACAATAGTATCTAGCAGAATAATTTCAGAACAAGATGCATTAGTACTTTGCAAAGAAGATAATAACTATATGTTTAATAACTTGAATAGGTCTGAAAAAGAAATATTAGCTAGTTTTATAACTAGAGAAGGGGAGCAATGACTGTCTCAACACGAGCACAAGTAATTACAAGACGCACATACAACAGACCACTTACAGACGACGGAAAACAATTTGAAACCTGGGAGCAAACAGTTTCCAGGGTTATAGACCACCAACAGTGGTTATGGGAACGGGCCGCTAATAGAGATTTAACGGATCTTGAGTTTGCTGAACTATATGATTTAGAACAGCTAATGTTAGATCGTAAAGTTTCTATGAGCGGTCGTTCTCTTTGGTTAGGTGGCACATCAGTTGCACAAAAAAGAGAAGCATCTCAATTTAATTGTTCTTTTACAGAAGTAGAAACAATTTATGATGTAGTAGACTGTTTATGGTTACTATTACAAGGATGTGGGGTTGGATTTAAGCCAGTAGTAGGCACACTAAATGGTTTTTCAAAACCAATCAAGAATATTAGAGTAATTCGTTCTACTCGTACTGCCAAGGGCGGTAATGAGCATAATACGGAAACTTGGGATCCAGAAACTAAAAGCTGGACTATTCAAGTTGGAGACTCTGCCGAAGCCTGGGCTAAATCAGTAGGTAAGCTAATGGCAGGTAAATACCCTGCCAAAGAACTAGTATTAGATTTTTCACAGTTACGACCGGCCGGTGATAGACTAAAAGGTTATGGGTGGATTAGTTCAGGAGATTCAGCAATTAGTACAGCTTATGTAGCAATTGCTAATATACTTAATGGTAGAGCAGATAGTCTGCTTACTCGTATGGATATTCTTGACATTGTTAACCATCTAGGTACTATTCTTAGTAGTCGTAGAAGTGCTGAAATTGCACTTTTTGAATACGGCCAACCTGAATGGGAAGAATTTGCAGTAGGCAAAAAAGACTGGTGGTTGCATAACAATAGTCATCGCCAACAGTCTAATAATAGTTTAGTATTTAAAGAAAAACCACTTTATGAAGACCTTCGAAAAATATTCGATCTCATGGAAGATGCGGGGGGTAGCGAGCCTGGATTCATTAATGCAGTGGAAGCTACCCGCAGAGCCCCCTGGTTCTCTGGGTGCAATCCCTGCGTTGAAATCTTATTGGGAAATAAATCCTTCTGCAACCTTACCGAAACAGATATTGGTAAGTTCAAAGGAGATACTGCAGGCTTACATGAGGCGATCAGACTTGCTGCACGAGCAAATTATCGTCAAACTTGCGTAAACTTAAATGATGGTATCCTTCAAGAATCTTGGCATCTTAATAATTATTTTCTTCGTCTGTGTGGTGTCGGCCTTACTGGTATTGCCAAACGCCCTGATATGGGTGGATACGATTACGAATATTTAAAACGCACAGCAACTGCTGCTGCTATTGGTATGGCAGATGAGCTTGACCTACCTAGTCCTAAAAATATTACTTGTGTTAAACCTTCTGGTACATTAAGTAAAATTATGGATACTACCGAGGGTATTCATAAACCACTAGGTAAGTATATATTTAATAATGTTCAATTCTCAAAGTATGACCCAGTAGTTGAGAAACTAAAAGCTGCTGGATATAATGTTATTAATCATCCAACGGATGATTCAGGAGTCTTAATTACTTTCCCAGTAAGATGGGATGATGTTCCTTTTCATAAAGTTAAAGGCAAAGAGGTAAATTTAGATTCCGCAGTAGAACAGCTAGAGAAGTATAAATTAATCCAGACCAGCTGGACTCAGCAGAACACTTCAGTAACCATTTCCTACTCCTTAGATGAAGTAGAAGATATTATTCAGTGGCTGCTAAATAACTGGGATTGCTATGTAGGAGTTAGTTTTATCTATCGTACTGATCCGAGTATGACAGCTAAAGATCTTGGTTATTTATATCTTCCACAAGAAGTAGTAAGTGAGCAAGACTATGACGAATACATTAAATTTCTTCAACCCGTTAGTTTAGATGATACAAATAGTTTTGATGAAATTGTATCGGATGACTGCTCAACTGGCGCTTGCCCTATAAAATAAATATGGAACAAACAGAACCAATCGAACCAAAAAAATACAGTATGAGTTTTACTCAAGATGAGTTAAATATGATTATTGCTGCACTTAGTGAGTTACCTTTTAAAGTATCTCAGCCACTAATTAGTAAAATGATTAAAGACTTTGCTGATATTAATGCTGCTGAACCAGTAGCAGAATGAAAAAAGCCCCTATACTTTACAGTATAGGGGCTTTTTTTACTCTCTATAAGCTATTATAATTTGTTTACACATTCTACTGCGAACAATATCTTCATCTAGGAATCTAACTACTTCTATCCCTTGTATGCCTTCTAGTCTATTAACGGCATCTTTAAGACCTGAGTCTTGAATATCTGTCTGATCTGGATCACCAGAAAGTATAACTTTACAGTTCCTACCTATTCTAGACAACAGCATCTTAAACTCAGTTTTGGTCATATTTTGAACTTCATCTACTAGTATTATAGAGTTTTCAAAACTTGCTCCGCGCATAAATCCCAATGGCTTTGGATCTATTGTCTTAGTTTTTAGAGCGTATTCGTAAAATCCTGCGCCAAGTGACCTTTTAAATACTTGGTCAAAAGGATCTAAGTAAGGTGCATATTTTTCCTCTAATTCTCCTGGTAAGAATCCTAAGCCTCTACCAGTTTCTACATTAGGTCTTGTTAAAATAATCTTTTCTATTCTTCTATGGAATAGCTCTCCTGCAGCATATGAAGCTGCTACAAATGTTTTTCCTGTACCTGCTGAACCTATACCAAAAATAATTTCATTACTTTTGATAGCTTCTAAATACTCTCCTTGAATAAAATTCAAAGGTTTAACATCCCTAAACCCAAACTCAATTGGATTTTTTGGTTGAGAACTTTGTGCTCTACGAGCCTTTTTTCCTGATGAACTTGCCATACCTACACCTGGTTAGTTAATAAAAACCAACGCCTACTTAGGCGTTGGTAGCCTAAGTTTAAGTTACTTCTTTTCAGGTACTTTAGTACCTTCTAGCTTTTTATGCTGTTTGACGTCTTTACAAACTTCTTTCATTTTGCCAGTCTTAGCATCTTTTTGCTCCACACAAACTTTCTTAGTTTGTACAGGCGCTGCCGGTGCTGCTGCTGTTGGTGCTACTGCCGGTGCTGCGGGTGCCGCAGCTACTGCATTATTCCAGTGTAAAAAAGATACGCTAAGTGCTAAACATAATGTCCAAAAAATATTCTTCATACAATCTCCAAAATTAATTTTCCGTCTCTAGTAATAACATCAGTTACTGTATACGTATTATCATTTAAGTTAATATAAACAGGAACCTCGTTATAGGTTTTCTTAACAGAGTCTGCGCTTGGTATTAAAGCTAGCCGTCTCCACTCTGTTAATAATTTTTCATGTAAATCGTATGCATCCATTATTGCTTACTCTCTTTATTGGATGCGAATTTTTCGCTTGCTGTAAAGCCTAATCCTGCAATTACAATATACATCATAGAATCAAATAGTTTTGTATCTATTGGATGACCTAGTATCATTGCTATAAAAGCGACTGCGCACATTACAAATGCAAGGAAAGTAATAACTCGTTTACTGCTAATAGACGTGCTGTCAGATAGCATAGTACTAAGTGGTGCCATTTAAATCTCCGGTTGAGGTGCTTGAACTGGGGCAGGTTTACCATTAATGTAAACTACATTTGCATTAACTGCAGAAGTATTATTAAACCCACTATTTGTTTGAGCTGCTGGTGCAAAAGCTGGTTCAACTTTTATAGGATTAGCTTTAGCATATGTATTAGAGGTTTCTTGAGCCTGCTTAATCATGTCCCTTTTCATTTCCATTTCTTCCTTACTACCACCAGCTAGCATAATGCCACTTAGTGTACCTGTTAAGAAAGTAGCAATAGGAATTATCATCTCAAAAAACTTTTGATCAATAGGACTTATTGCATTTAATGGTTGTGTAATAAAAATAATGGAGTAAAGAACTACAAATACAATACCAGTAAGTGTAAGTGCTAAACAAATACCAATAAAAAATTTAAGACGAGCCATTAACTGGTCTTCGGTATATACTATTGAGTTATTTTCCACAGTTAGCTCCTTGTGTGGGTGTTGTACATTGTGATATAGCTATAGGCTCTACTCTTGTAGTAGGTGGTCCTAGTCTTGGGTCTCTTTGTCCCTTAAATATATGTTCTGGACAAGTTCTTGTTACATCACATTTTGGTAATTTACAAAAATCCTTTTCCCAGTTATCTGGGTCTTGGCAAGGGTATCTGAACCTATCTCCCCCACAGAATGCCAGTCCTAATGGTAATAGTAGTAATACTAGTGCCCATTTAAATAGTTTTAAATCATTATGCATTTTTATAAGCCAACTTTCCCTAATAGTAAATTAACAACTTTATCTGCTATATCGTTTGGCAAAACCTCTAAAAGGTTAAGAAAATATATTGCTGCGATTCCATATATTAGTAATTTTAATGTTAAATCAAAAGCTTTTTGATCTTCATTCATCTTCCACACCTACCGGTTGTTTGGCAAAATTGTACTAATTCATATATGCCTACAAAAATTAAAAATGAAACAAAAAATACTGCTCCAATTGCCATAGCAATTTGACCCATTTCTTCTTCTTTGGCTTTACGTCTTTTTTCCTCAGCTTTAGAGGTAATTATCTCTTTAGCATCGTCTCTGTCCATTGCCGCCTGACGATTTTTAATCTTATTCCACACGTCTATTTTACCAGCTTGCATAAACAATAGCTGTAATTCTCTTTCAAAAGTAGCGGCTTGATCTAGTGCCATTTCAATTTGAAGAGCCGTACCCATGTTAGAGGCTTTTTTAGACTTTTTAGCTTCAGCTAATGCTTTAGTAGCAGTACTTTTAGCGTCAAAAAGTTTAGCAATCATAGGTGCTAAAGATCCTAGATCATTGGCAACTTTTGCTGCCTTTTTAACCATGCTAATAGCGGATGTAATACCCGCCAGTGCTGTAATTGGATCTATCATTTGCGTTTTCTCCATTCTAAGCAAACTACCTTTCGATTATACACATCACCAGACCATGTCCATCTGACACATTCGTATTCTGGTTTAGCGTATGCTAGAATAAAGGTAATAAATATAGCTGACATTATTTGTTAGCTAAAGGATTGTCTATAGCTTTCTGTATCTTGCTATCTACTTCTTTTTTGAGTTGAACTACTTCACGCTCTATTTCTCTACGCGCATCCGCCATCTCTCTACGGATTGTATTAGCTTCATTACGTGCTTTTTCAAGATCTTCACGAACTGCTTTACGCATTTCACGCATTTCAGTTTCAGTTTCACGTTGAGCTGACTTAACGCTACGCTCTACTTGCTCAGTAACTGATTCATTACGACGTAAGTCATTCTTTAAATCGGTTTTAATATCTCTGGTATAGTCACTAGTCTTTGCACTATTTTCCTCTATTACCGCTAAACGCTTGTCAAAATCGGATAAATCAGGAGCAGAATACTCTGCAATCTTTTTCTTCATGCCAATGTAGTCTTTGTATACTTCAAATGTACCATAAAGGCCACCAAGTATAGATGAAACAATAGTTGCGGCTACCATTAATTTAGCTGGTGTAAATTCATATCCACCAATACTAATAACAGTATCTTTAGATGCATATTTTTTAGTTGCAGCTTCTAGTTGGTCAACTTTTTTGTTTAGGTCTTCCGCCATACTAACTCCTATTTATATTGCAAGTTTATTAAGTCTTGATGCTTACGATCTGACCCTAAACCGCGTAAAACTCTAACATTATCTATAACTATCTGATTTTTGTAAACTTCCCGTGGTTCATAAAAACTTGCATCACGCAAGATAAAATTCGTGTAACTAGCGTAGCCTTGAGGAACTACTGCTATTTGTGCTAAATTAACACCAGTTGCTAATTCATTTGGTGCAATATCACGACGTTGAGATTGTTGAGGTTGATCCTGTTGAGCCTGCTGAATCTGTTGAGATTCTATAAGTTGCTTAAGAGGATTATTTAAATCAGTTAAAAAACTAATTTGTTGGCTTACTTGTTCTGCCTCTTGCTGACTATACTGTTGTACACTAAATATACTTTGATTTTGTGTACTTTGTATCTGTTCAACAGTAACGGGAGCTAATAATTGAGAACCCGCATTTTGTTGAGTATTAGATGCGCTATTAAAACTTTGCGTATTTTGCAATAAGTTTAAACTTGCTTGCTGAGTTTCGTTAACTAATAATGTACTAGATCTGGTACTCGAACTTGTAACCTGCAATCCTGAGCCAGTAAATGCAGTTTCTGCACTTGTGGTACTTGCAGATACTGCTGCACTAGCTGTTGAAGTACCAACTTGTTGCGCACGGTCACCTGCTGCTTGTGCTTCTGCTATTGAAGTAGCTACTGCTTGCTGCGATATAGCCTTTTCACGATCTGAGTTTTTAGCTACTAGGGAAAGAGCAAAGCCTAGATTTGGTGTGCCTCCCGCAGACTTTTCTTGCGGTGCACTACTATTTACAGGTGTAGAAGCTGCTTGTTGTGAAGCTTGCTGTGGCGGAGGGCTACCAGATGGAGGAGGTGCTCCAGAAGGTGGAGGTGGTCCATTTTGACCAGGTGGTGGAGGTGCTCCGGGTGGTGGAGGTGGCAGTTCTGGACTATCAGGAGCAGGAGTATATGCTAATGTAGTATCAGTGTTATTACTAGATTTAGGGGCTAGTTTAGCTAGTGCATCAAAGTAACCTGCACAACTTGGACTGTAAAAAGTATTTGTTGCACAAGGATCTACTGAGTATTTTAACGAAAAGTTAACTCCATATACTTCAGGTCCATAAGGTCCAGCCCAGCCATTACTGTCTCTACCTATTAAACCATATCTAACATTTGATAGTTCAGGCGCTGCGTAAGGAGTAGCAAAAGTTTCGGAGAAACTAAAAGTTCTCCAGTTATACCTCTGATTGGTATAAGCGGTATAATCGTACTCAGCAGCTACAGCACCTGTTTTATTATATAGGGTTACATATGCTGATAAATAGTCTTGTTGACCATTATCCCACCCATTACCATTTTTAGCAGTAAATCCAAAAGTAAATCCATTAACTTGTAGTCCAGTTGCTGAGTTTGGTAATACACTTGATATAGCCTTAATCTGATATAAATCAGCAGTACCATAACTAAAATTTATATTACCGCCTGGACGTACTATGGGATTTGGTCCACAATATCCAGGATCTCCCGAGGCCCAGCAAGTTAGTTGATTTTGATATACTGCATTATTCCATGTATTATTATCAACAATATTACCTGTTGTATCTATTGTTTGTGCATTAGAATAATTTAAAGACAAGAGCCCCAAGCAGAGCACCAAGACCAATTTTCTTAGTAGTGTCATCGACCATCTCCTCTTTTTCTAGTTTAGGTATCTTATCAGGGTTTGTATCCCAAGCAAGTTTAGCTTGCTCACCTATTTTACCTTCATAAGGACAAGGCGTTCCAGCAGCAATCATAGCATCAAATACTCTACGGTCTTGACACATTGTAGCAACTGCAGCTACTTTCATTCCCATGTCATATAAAGTTTTTGATAACTTTAAGCGTTCACAGTTCATATCACGGGTTGTTCCGCCACCTGAAACACCAAATATTTGTGTTTGTACTGAGCCTGAAGTGCCTGTTGAGCATAAGTCTGCATTTCCGCCACTCATCATCGTGGGGGCAACTGCAGTTGGTGGTGGTTGAATTACTTTTTGAGTAACTGTTGACTCATTAATATTACGATTAGTCATTTCACCACTGTTAATATTTTGATTAACATTAGTATTAGCGCTGGTGTTTTGATTAACGTTTGTTGCAGTTGAAGTGCTAGAATTATTATTCTGATTAATATTAGTCATTGAACCAGATTGAATATTATTATTCGTCGAGGTTGAACTATTAATATTACGATTAGTCATATCACCGGTATTAACATTATTATTAGTTGCTGTTGACTGATTAACATTATTATTGTTATAAGTCATAGTCCCTGAATTAATATTATTATTAGTATTTACATTTGTACTTACATTATTATTATTGTAAGTCATAGTTCCTGAGTTAACATTATTGTTATTATAGGTTAGTGTACCTGAGTTAACATTATTGTTATTATTAGTAACTGTACCTGAGTTAACATTATTATTAGTATTAACAGAAGTACTACTATTATTGTTATTATTAGTATTTAAGCTAGTTGAATTTACTGCTGAAGTACTGGTTGAATTCGAATTACTAGTAGTATTTGAGTTAGTATTAACGGTACTTGTAGAAACACTAGTAGAGTTTGTATCTACTAGTGATTTTGAATCGTACGTACCTTGATTAATAAGAGTTTGAGCACCCACACTATTTACTATTAATAAACCTGCTAAAACTTTTTTAATCATATTAAACTCCTAATACATGTAACGCATGTTCATAATGTTTTTTACGATCTTCTAGACCTATAGTACCACCATTAATTCTTTTAGTTAAAGTAACAATATCACCAGCATCTGCCCACTGATTTAACTTATTNGTTTCCCAGAACCAGCANGCACTCTGTGCTGCTCCTTCAAATGTTTGAAGATATTCCGAGGCTTCTTCTACTGGAATACTTAAACTTGCTGCAAACCAGGTATAATTGTCCTTACCTGTTAACTGTATTAAACCTCTTCCACAATAACGGAATCCATCTCCTGAATTTTCGTCACCATTTCCCATACGATTAGCGTATACCTTATTAGCTATAGCTTGCTGCTTGTTTGGAAGATTGGCATAGTGCTGAGCTGTATCCTCATCAGGAAAATACTTTGGAAATATTTTTCTAAGAGTGGCTGCTTTATAGTTAAGATTTTCTTTAAGTGCAGTAAAGCCGCCTGACTCATGTGCACACTGAGCAATAAATGCTGCAATACGTTGAGGAGTATTAATCTCATACTCTGGTAGTAGTTGTTCCAGTGCATTATGCCATTGCTCAACATAAGGATTTTTAGGTAACAACTGTTTTAATTGTGTTAGCGTTAAATTCATTTACCAACTCCCTCAAAAATAATTTTTTGCTTGGCATACCATTCAATCCAAGCATCGAGTTTAACAGCACAAGTATAGTACTCTGTGTAGTTAACAGTAATAGTTTTAGCTATATCAGATAATTGAACACCTTCTTCTAACTTTTTAAGGTTAGGGCACGGTGTTTGAGACTGTAATCCTGGAGCTTGTGGAAACTTTGCTGTAACTGGTACAGTAGTTGAACAACCTGTTAAAAGTAGTAAAGATAATAGTAAATATTTCATTTTACTTTCTCCGCTGCCTGATTATGTGCTTTGATAAATTCTGCAGGTATTTCACACTGTCCACCCGCTGCAAACTTTGTATCATATTTTATAATCTCTCTATCAACATAACGAATTACATCGTCACCTCTAGTTTTAACAACTTCTATTTGTTTAACTATTTTTTCTTTGATCACAGTATTAACTTGCTGAGATTGCTCTTCTGCTTTAGCTACTTTAGCTTCCATTTCTTTAACTCTGGCTACCCAAGCATTTTGATTACTAATAGCTCCTTCAAACCAGGTGGCTATTAAAATAGCTGCTACTGCTGCTATTTGAACTGGTATTCTATACTGTGTTAAAAGTGGTACAGCTTTTAACACAAAACTAGCTACTAAAGCTAAGACACCTGCTATAAATAATAAGTGAAAAATCCAACTAGGTAAAAAATTCATTATCCACATTATGACTCCATATTATGAAAAGTGCTAAATACATTAACTAGCATATCACGATAAGGTTGGTCTACCATATGTAGATCAATTAAATATACATCTAAATGGTCATTTCGTAATAGCTCGGCATGATACATAAATTGACCAAATGCTTCTATTTCTTCGCTAATATTTTCATTTGCGTAATCTTCTAGGGTTTGAGCTGCAGCCATTCTGGTTGTTACAGATACAGAACCTTTTACAATTAGCTTTGCTAAGTCTAATGATTTACCTTCTCTGTCCCGCATTATTTGATCACGTTTTTGTTGTGACCATGATTCCCCAGGATCCCCGCCCCATAGATCCCAAGCTACGCGGCCTTTACTTGGAAAGCCTTCTTCTCCACTTGAAAATCCAGTTGCCTGCTTATCTACTGCATGGCGACTAAAAAAGCTGTACATTCTTAATACTGTGCTTTCGGAAAGATTTTCTTTATTCTTTAATTGATTGGCTCTAGCAAGACCTACCATGGTACCGCCTTGATAACCTTCTTCACGCCACTTTAAAGCACGAACAGCTGCTGCTGCCATGCCGTCTGTGGGTTTATACATTTTAACTTCTTTATTAGAAGTTTCTGTATTATCTAGTAGTATTTCTACTATACTTTCCAATCGTTCTAGCTCTTTTATAATACTATCATAATGATTGATCATACGTACCTCTGTTTATGTTAGTGAAGGAATTTTTGTTAAAGTTTTTACTTTATGTCCTACAATAGTATCAGTTGGTTTATATTCACCATCTAACTCCCGATAAAGTCTAATAAGAGCACCTGGATCTTCTGGAGTACCAGTAATAGTAAAACTACTGTCAGGTACTTGTTCACTACCATTAGTAATAATTTTAGTAATCTTACCACGAGCAGTGCCACCACTACTATTCCAGCTTACACTGTCACCTCTTTTTAGGTCGACTGCTTTTTCTACTGAACTTTTATCTGTTTGGTAAGTTACTGGCATTGAGTCTACGGCTTGTGCTGGAGTTTCAGTTTCAGTTTCAGTTTCAGTTTCATATTCTGATTCATGTTCATATGCTTCCCAGTCATCGCAAGTGCGAAGTGCTGAGCAAGTAATATTCCAACGAGTACAAATTGCAGAAGGCATTCCAGAAATATCTGCCCACTTTGGTTCAACTGGTAGTTCGCTAGGTTTTAGTGTTCCGCCTTCGCCGGTAGCAATACACTGTAGCATTTCTGGGCTTGAGTCATAGTATCCACAATTCATACATAATTGTGTGCGTGCCTGACCCTCTTCCACCATCCATAAAGCCATTTTATCACCCCAGTATAGGGTATTAGGTTGACGTGGATCTGCTGGACCTAAATTAGCTAATTTTATAGCCAAAAGATGGTTAGCTAAGTTAACCTCTTTATATTGAGCTTCTACGGGGCAATCTGTTTCCATTTTTGTTTTCCAAAAAAGTTTTTTATAAAAGAAGGATTTTTAACTTAGTTAACTATCCTGAATAATGAGAATTAACAAACAGTTTTGTTAAAATTTTAATATTTAAAAAAGTTCTTGGTATACTTGTACCAAGAACTTTTTTTGAGTTTATTAACCACCGGTGTAATCTAGTGGGCGAATAAATAAACTTGTTGTTGCTATAGTAGGGCCTATCATAAAGCGTTCCCCTAATAGTATTCGGTATAATTAACTGTTACAGTTTTTGCCACATCTGACAATTTGGCTTCATCTTGCAATTTTTGTAAATTAGGACAAGGTTCTTGTACTAATGTACCTGGAGCTTGTGGAAATTTTGCTGTAACTGGCACAGTTGTAGAACAAGCACTAAGTAGGAAAACTAGTGCAATTGCTAAAGATTTCATTTTGGTGCCTCCGCTGCATTATTATGTATTGTAACAAACTCTTTGGGAATCACACAGTTAACATCATGTTTAACCACTTCACGATCTACGTACTTTACAATATCTTTGCCACGTTCACGGATTACTTGAGTTTTTACTACTGTTTTTTCCACAATATCGGTGTTAATTGTTGCACTTTGTGCTTCTGCTTGCGCAACTTTTGTTTCCAATTCTTTGACACGAGCTAACCATGCGTCGTTATTGCTTATAGCCCCAATCATAAAAATTGAGAATAGTGCTAGAGCAATGCTACCTGCTTGAATGAGTTCGCCATGCGGCAAAAACTTAAGAAACTTAACCGCTAAAAATGCTGCTAAGGATGCAAAGAATAGCACAAAAAATAGCCAATTGGGTAAAAACTGTAGTATCCACATATTAAGTCATATATTTAAGGTTATTCTGCAATCGCTCATTGTTTGGAGCAATCTCTAAGGCTTTCTTTGTAAGCTCAGCTGCTTCTGACTTTAGTCCTAAATTCCAAGCAGCAATACTTGCAAGATCGTACGGACGTTCTGTCCAGACTGTTGGGTCCATTGTGTACACTAGGGCTTTATCCTGAATGTTTAGTGCCGATTTAGCTGCACTATAACACTCTGTCCAGTTTTGGGTACTATAAGCAATTTGTGCTAATTCAACCCAAGGCTCTCGTGTACCAGGTGCTTCTGCTACCGCTAGTCGATACATTTTGATTGATTGTGGCAAGTTGCCGAGTTGAGAATAGCATTTGCCTAACAATCTATAAGCATAGCAACGCTCATTTTGCCAAGTGGCTTCTGGCATTGCTAAATATTTGTTTAAGTACTCAATAGCTTCTTTCCAGCGTGAATAAAAAGTTAGTTCACGTGCGTGGTAAAAAGCATTACGAGGACAGTGTGGGTCTTCAGCAATTGCCAGTTCTAAGAGTGGCATATATTGACCACGAGACTTAGTATTATCTGGTAAATGCGTGACCAACAACATATCCGTGTGAGCGTACTTTTCGTTAGTACGATTATCAGGTCTGGGATATTCATGCACTGGGTGATGCCAGTGGTATCCTGTGCGATGATGAATTTTTTCATAAAAGAAACTAATGCCTTGACCCCAGTCAAATTTGTAACGCAATCTGGTAGTTTCTGGTTTCCATACTCGTTCAATTTCTTCTCGCCAACCAGGTTCTAAGACTTCATCTAAGTCTAGACTAATACAAACGTCATAGTCACCTGGAATTAGGTTGAGCGCTGTGTCGCGAGCTTTGTCAAAACGCCAAGGACGTACCGAGATATTATATACCTTGGCACCGTATTTTTTGGCCTATTCAACTGTGTTGTCTGTTGATCCTGTGTCTGCAATTAGGATTAGATCAGCATCTATAGCTGACTTGCAGAAACGTTCAACAAATTGTTCTTCGTTTTTACTGATAGCGTAAACTGCTATTTTCATTTGATTTAGTTAATAGGGTTAATGGGCCAAGTAACCTGATCTACAGGTGTATTTAGTGGATATTGATCTGTTAAATCACGAAGCTGTTGCTTGTAGTTTAACAAATTTGAAAATTCTTGCGGGTTTAGGGTAGTTAGTACACCACGAAGCTGTTCTTCTTGATGACGTTGTACTAGCCAGTCTGTATCATACAATCTAATAGTACGTTCAGTTTCTAGTGTTAGAACTGGTAGCGTTGTTTGGTGTAGTGCGGCAACTGTTTGTGCTAAAGTTTGTTCATTTTGCAGAAACCAAGCAATTTCTGCAGCAGTAATGCTGTTTTCAAAGATATTGTCCGACCTATGTACATGATAAATATCACGGTGTGGCTCAATAGATAGTAATTTTGTTGTTGTAAACGGATAAGCAGTATCTTGTAGAAACTTTGTTTCAGAATCCCAGTGATAATCTACTGAACCGCTTTTAATGTAAAAATTATAATTATAAAAATCAAGTGTAACAATCACTTTGTTATCCTTTATATTGAATGAATGCAACACCTATTTTAGGTGGGCTATGTTCGTATATGTAGCAAGATCCACTGTGTGAGTGAGACCAACCAAAATTACTGTGCAATGCACTAGGTCCGCCTGAATTAATTGTACGCGCATATCCGCTAGCGTGTGAGTGAGTTGGATAGGCTGTGCTTAATGATAGTGCCCCTGCTGGATCTGCTGCTATGATAACATTCCATTGGTTATTTGCATAGCCAATAATAAACCCACCTAAATTAGGGGTATTATTAGTTCCGTCGCACAATTTCCAAGTAACTGGTAATTGCGATAAATCTCCAACATACATTACAATTACATCAGTTTCGGGTACGGAGTGCTGTACTAGTTTCCATAAGTTTACAAGTTTACTGCTAATAGCAGATTGTGTAAAAGACACCGTTGCTGTGTGAGTATGTTCACCGCCGTAGCCCATATTATAGTTACGAAAATATGCTCCATAACTAATAGTACGGTATGCACTAGAGCCAGACGCATGATAGTGCCCACTGTCAGAAGTTACTACAGCTCCTGCAAAAGCATTTGCTGGTACACCAACAGTAGTACTTAAATCATTATTTGCACCTACTAAATAGGTGTTTGAAGCAGCAGTAAATGCAGTACTATTAGTTGCTGCAGTTTGTTTTACTACTAAGCTATTTAGTGGTAAATACCTGGTAGGTTTATTTGCTCGTAATAAGGTAATATTTTGTTTGTTTATTAAGTTATTTTCAATATAGTACGCACTACCATTAACTGAGTGTGAGTGAATAACACCACTACTGCCTGCAGGAGCAACAAACGGTGATCCTGTTGCAAAACTTAAGTTTTGCGGAACAGCACTGCCCGAGTGAGAACCTGCGCTGCTACTAAAAGCTGCTACAGCTCCGCCATTCACTTGAGCTGTTTTAAAACCAATTTGACCATTGCTTGTAGCACTGTACAAGCAATGTCCATCAGCATCAGCATATCTATCCCAATCACCATACCCTGGATTACTCCCATAAAAAGGAACTACAGAATCTTTGGGAAATTTTAAAGTATCTGGTATTGGTGCTACACCACCAGCAAAACCAAAAGATTTAGGTGGTCCTGATGAAATAGATAGTAATGGCATTTAACTTCCTTATGCAAAACGGGTCTGCGATACGTACAAGCTCCAGCTGTTGTTTGCTAATTTAACTATAAAAAGTACGTATAGATCTGTACANTTAGCGTTACCACTAGTATATGGTATTCCTCCTTGATATTTAGGAGTTACGGCCACACCATCAACTTGATAACCTGAAGCAAAATAAGCATTAATACCGTTAGGTACAAATAAACTAACCGTAGTAGATTCACCTACGGCTAGTAATGAGTTTAATGTAGTGCTTGCATTCCCACGAACATTGATTGTAAAATTGTTTGTAGCTGTATTATACACCGAAATTGCCTGCGTGACAACATCAAAATTAGTTGTGCTTGAGGGTGCAGCACCTACAATGGTTACTGGTTCTTTTGTTGATTTAATTGTTTTGTTTGCTAAAATTTGGCTACCACTAAGGGTAGCCAAATATTATATAGCGATGGCTCAATTGTAGCCTGAGTTACTAATGTAGTCATATCTTGTTTAATGTAATCAGTTGTGAAAAATGTGCCATTTTATGTTTCCTTCTTTAATTAAAATGTTATTGAACCCGATGTTCCTAACTCTTTAGGCGTTTCCATTGTAGCGGTTGGTTTATTAGTTAATTGTAACATAATATCTTTCTGCTCTAGTAACACAGTACCTTGTGGTACAAGACCAATTTGCATCAATGATTCTAATGTCTGTGGATTACTCATTGCATTTAATAGTTTAGCTGGGCTAGGTCTTCCCAAAGCAATAATTTCTG